ACTGATGTATACCAAACTTGGCTTTTTGAGTGCAATTTTAAAAGAAGTTTTGTAGAAAGAGAACATACTAATAATGATACTATTGGTGCTAATACAATTCCGGAAAATGTAGAACTAGGTGAGTATATAAATGTAAGTGAACCTACTACAAGCAATATAGGTAATAATTCTTATATATGTTGCGCAATTGCTAAAAATGGATTAATTCCAGAGGGTGCTATAAATTCGGTAGGTAATTATAATGGTATTATAAGTGGATTAACATATCTTATTTTAAAAGATTTAAATAGCGTAGATAGTTTAATTTATCATTATACTAATACAACGTACGTAAGTGTAGATGATATTATTTCATTTTTTATGATACCAGCTGAATTGGTACAAAGTAGTATTACATGGCTAACTATACCTAATACGCAGGGTGAATATGCTTATGTGTCAACTTCTACAAGTGCTAAATTAATGAATATTGTAAACATAAATGTACCTAGTGTAATAGGTAACAATTATACTCCAGTAAATAATAAACTTCTAACTTATCCTTATAGATGTTTAGTTGCAAGTAATGGAACTGGTACTGATGTTGTTTATAACTATGAAGATTTTTTATACTTTAATGAAAGTCCAGTAGGTTTATGTAATTTTGATATATATGGTTCTTTATCACAGGGTTGTAGTATAAAATATATACCAAAAGATTATAAAGGCGTTTCATTAAATATAGATGAGGGATTAAATTGTGGTAAATTCCCAATAGGAAGTTGGACTAAAGATAGCTACAATGTATGGTTAAGACAAAATGCTGTAAACATGGGAATTAATAATTTAATTGGTGAAGCTAAAATAATAGGAGGTATTGGCTCACTTGCTTTAGGGCAACCTCTTTTAGGTGGCGGATTAATAGCAAGTGGTATTGAAGCTGTAAGTGATAGTGTAATTGAAAAATATAATCATAGGGCTATTCCTAATCAAATAGAGGGTAACATTAATTCTAGTGATATATTATTTTCTATGAAAAGACTAGGTATTACATTTTATCATAAATCAATTAAAAATGAATACGCTAGAGTAATAGATAATTACTTCTCTATGTTTGGATATAAGACTAATAGAGTAAAAATACCTAATTTAACTGGAAGAAGAAACTGGAATTATGTTAAAACTATTAACGCTAATGTAGAGGGTAATATACCTCAAAAAGATTTACAAGAAATTAAAAATATGTTTGATAAGGGTGTTACATTATGGCATAATCCTAGTACATTTTTAGATTATTCACAAAATAATGCTATAATATAAATGAGGTGATATAATGAGTAAGAAAAATAAAAAAATAAAAACTAATAGTACTGACTTCTTAAGTAGTTTATATTTAAATGAACTTCAATATGTAGACTATATAGAACGTATTAAAAAGATATGTTTATCTATGTTTGAGTGGATTAATTTACCATCTAGTATGAACTCTAGATATCTAGAAGAGTGTTTATTCTATTTAGGACAAGCTAGTTTATTATATGATGATAAATACGGATTTATTAATACTAAATGTACTAGTGATGGAAGAATTAATATCTATGGTTTACCTACTGATTTAACTTGCTATTCTTATGATTACCATACAACAAGAAGATTATACGTTGGTTTAAATGGAGATGAAAAACAAATTAATAAAGAAGCTATATTAGTAATGAATAACTATGAAAGAATACCTACATTATCAACTTGTGAATTATTTGCTAAAAAATTAACTAATGCTGATTTAACAGCTTACATTAATATACAAAATCAAAAAACTCCAGTACTTATATTATGTAATGAAAATCAAAGATTAACACTAGAAAATATGTATTCTCAATATGAGGGTAATAGACCAGTTATATATGGTGATAGTGATAACATAAATATTAATGCTATTAAATCTATTGATACTAAAGTACCATTTATAGCTGATAAAGTAATGGAATATAAAAAAGAGATATGGAACGAACTTTTGACTTTTCTAGGTATTAATAATTTAATGCTAGAGAAAAAAGAAAGGCTAGTAAGTGATGAAGCTAATTCAAATAATGAACTTATAAATATGAATTTACAAAGTTTTCTAATTCCTAGACAAGAAGCTTGTAAAAAGTTTAATGAACTTTTTGGTTTAACTGGAACTGATAAAGAAATTAGTGTAAGGGTAAGAAGTGATTTATATAACACTATTAAAAAAGAATTATCTACTACAACTGATTTATTAAAAAGTGAGGTGCAAAATGGCTAAATATACTATTGAATTACGTAAAATCATAGATTTATATAGTAGAAGTGAAGTTGAAAGTTGGTTTAAAGATTATGAATTAAGTGATTATTTAACAACCGAACAAATAGCAACTATTAGTAATGCTAATGTATGGAGTAAAGATAAACTAGCTAAAAAGATAGTAGATAACTTCTATACTAGAGAAATAGCTTTTGAAACTCCAGCTTTATTTGAGTTTAAAGCTAAAGTAAAAATGAGTAATATTATGGATAAATATTTACCACTTATTTATACAAATAGTTTAAGTTATAATCCACTTGAAGATATAAATGTAAATGCTAGTGAAAGTAGAATTATTAATAATACAAATACTAATAGTTTAACTTCTAATTCTACTTCATCAAATACAAATAGTGGAAGTGGATTATTAGTAAACTCAAATACTCCTCAGGGACAAATTAGTAAAACTAATATTTTAAATGGTGAGTATGCAACTAATACTAGCGCTAATGAAAACACTAATACCTCAAGTATTACTGATACATCAACATCTAGTACTAATGGCACTAATAACACTACTGAAACACTAACTAAATCTAATAGTGGTAATAATAGAAGTAAACAAGAACTTTTATTAGAATATAGAAAAACTATTTTAAATATTGATGAAATGATACTAAAAGATTTAAATGATTTATTTTTTGGATTATGGTAGGTGATAAAAAATATGAATAAAATAATAAATAAAAAAATATGTTGTTTTCCGGTAAGTATTGGTGAAATACCAAAGACTTATTTAGAGAGTTTATCTTATGAAGAACAATTATTATGGTTTTGTAAAAACTTAAAAAATTTAATAGAAAATGCTAATAATCAAAATGATAGTATAAATGAAGCTACTCAATATATGAAAGATAATATAGAGGAAACAACAATAAATGTAATTAATGAACTTATACAAGAGGAAAAAATATATGTAAATTTAAAAATTACTTATGATGAATTTAACGAAGAATTAACAATAGGCGGTGATTTATCTAATGAATAAATATTTTTCTAAATTAAATGGTTATTTTTGTAAGGATTTAGAAGCTAGAAATTTATTAAATAATGTTTATACTAAAACTGAAATTAATAATACATTAAGCAATTATTACACTAAAACGCAAGTTGATAATACATTAAATAATTATTATACTAAAACGCAAGTTGATAATACATTAAATAATTATTATACTAAAACGCAAGTTGATAATACATTAAATAATTATTATACTAAAACGCAAGTTGATGAAGCATTAAATAACTATTATGTTATTGAAGATACAATTACAATAGAAAATGGAAGTGGAAGTGTAACTATCAATTATCCAAATGGATATAATGTCAATAACTGCGTACCTATAGCAATGGGTTTAAAAATAGGTGATGTTTATAGTTTTGGCTATCCAGCTTCAAGTTATGTATTAAATACAAGATTAAACGCTACGAATATAAGATTAAATGCTACTAGTTTAATTGAAGTAACTGGAACTTATACTTATAATTGTAAAATAGTATTAATGAAAGTATAGAGGTGATTATTATGTTAGAAAAACTAAATACTAATTTTGATAAATTTGTATATGGTATAGGTGGTATACCTAAAACTTATTTAGAAAGTTTATCTTATGAAGAGCAATTATTATGGTTTTGTAAAAACTTAAGTGAAATAATAGAAAATATAAATTATGCTATTGGAGTTGATGATTACGAAACTTTAATTGAAAATTTAAATTCATTTGATAAAGATAGTTATAATATAGGACAATCATTTAAAATAAAGACTCTAAATGTACCAGATTTATGGATAAGTGAAATTTTGGAAAATAAAGTAGAATATACTTATATAAGTGATGAAGAAATTATAAATAATTTACTAAATAATGGATACATACAAGTTGGTTATTTTAAATTAATGAGTATGGAAATACTAGCAAATTTTTCAAACTACATAACTAGAGATGAACTAAATAATAAACTTCTAGATTATGAAGTATTAACTAATAAAGTAACTTCTTTATCAAGTACTAGTACTGATAATGAATATCCTAGTGCTAAATGTGTATATGATATTATAGGTGATGTAGAAAGTTTATTAGGAGGTATATAGTATGAGTATAGCTTCACAAATACAAAGATTACAAAATGCTAAAACAAGTATAAAAGCGTCTATTGAAAATAAGGGTGTAGAAGTACCTACAAACGCTTTATTAGATACATACTCTAATTACATAGATAATATATCTACTGGAATTACTATTCAAAATGGTAGAATAGAAAATTATAAAAGTTATAATGAAAATATACCTAGTGGAACTTTTGTTAAATTTAAAAGTTTAATGACTTCATCTAGTTTAAGAAGTTTAATTAGTACATCAAATTTTGTATATTTTCAAAATATAATAAAAATGAGTGATAATAGAGCTGTAATAATTGGTTTATTTAACTCAAATTATTTATCTATTAATTTAATTGAAATAAATGATAATAATATAAGATTTATAAATAAATTAACACTTGGAAGTTATGGAATATCTACAAATATGCAACCTCAATGCGTTAAATTAGATAATAATCATCTTGCAATATGCTGGAATACAAATAGTTTAAATATGTTTATTTATAGTATAGAAAATGATAATATAACTAATGTTTCATCTTCTACATCTTTATCTATTGGTGGTTCATTTAATAAAGATATAAATGTAATAGAAGATAATGATTATTATTATGTAATAACAAGTGGATTAACAGCACAAAGTGTTACTGGCAAATTTCATGCTTGTTATAAAATAGATAAATCAACTTTTCAAATATCTAGTAGCTATACCTTAGGTAATACTTGGGGTTGTGATGTATATGTTGGAAATAATACTCTTAAAAAAGGTAACTATATATATGAAATTAGAACTCTTTACTCTAATCACTATACATATATTAGTGCTATTACAACTGATGGAACAGCATTAATACAAACACTAAATCAAATAATTCAACCTAGAGTATATTTTGCTAAATTATTTGAAATTAGTGGAAGATACTTTATAATTTATAGTACAACTAGTGATTTTAGTAAATTAGAATATCAAGAATTAATATTAAATAATAATAATGTAAGTGTTACTCAAAGTGGTGTTTTATTAGAAGATACATCATCAATATTTATAAACAACTATGTTACTTGTAGTAATATTGAAACTGAAAATTTATTATTGTATAAAAAAGTTACAAATGGTGCTGTTTATACTAGAGTTATAAGTTTAATTAATAATGAGTTAGTACTTGGTGATGAAATAGCTATAAGTGAAACTTCAATACCCGAAACTCCTAGTGCCCCACGTTATTATAGACAATACAATGCTATCAAGTTAAATCAAAATATCTTAATAAGTTATATTGATAGTATAGGTATTTATAAAGTAATTGATAATAAAGTAAATAGCGTTACTGGTGATGGCATTGTAGTAGAAAAAACAACGGGTTTAATACAAGGTTTAACTAAAACTGATATAACTCCTAGTACAAGTGGTGAGGTATACGTACTAGACACTACAATATAAAAATGTTATAATAAACTTGTAATGATTTTACATGAATTATTACAAGTTTTTTCTTAATGTGATTTAGAGTATTTAAGTAAAAGTATGTTGTTTTATGTTACCAAAGTGAAGAGCTTATAAAACAATATTTCTAGTGGTATAGTGCTTTTACATACTCTAAACTCACTAAAGTATGGTGATATTATGAATAATGATTTATGGTTTAGTTATCAAAATGTATTATCTTATAATGCACTTATTAATATATTGATTGGTGAAAGAGGTGTAGGAAAAACATTTGGCTTTAAAGAATACGCTATTAAACACTTCAAGAAAACTAAACATCAATTTGTATATTTAAGAAGATATGATAGTGATTTAAAAGAAAGTGTTGGAAATAGTGAAGATATGAAATTTTTTGAACAAGTAAGAAAAATATTTCCAAATGACAAATTTAATATCAAAAAATCTAAAAAGATAATTAAACTATATATTAATGATGAAGTGTGTGGATGTGCATTTCCCTTAAGTGCTAGTGATAGTGTTAAATCGGTAAGTTTTGAAGATGTAGACTTAATATGTTATGATGAATTTCAACTTAAAGAGGGCAGTAATCAAAGGTACTTGAATAATGAAGTAGAAGCTTTATTAGATGTAATAGAAACAATAGGAAGATTAAGAGATAATTTAAGAGTTTTCCTACTTGGAAATGCTATTACAATTACTTCACCAATATTTAATTATTTTGATTTAAATTTACCATACAATACAAATATAAAAACTTTTAAAGATGGTTTAATTCTAGTATGTTATATTAAAAATGAAAAGTATAGAGAAGCTAAAAAATCTACTCGTTTTGGTAAATTAATTGATAATACTAGATATGGCAAATATGCTATTGATAATGAGTTTTTAAGTGATAGTAAATCATTTATAGGTAAGAAAACTAAAAATGTGAGATATTACTTTACTCTTATATTAGATGGCAAAAAATATGGTATATGGCGTGATTTTAAAGATTATAATATGTTTATTAGTGAAAATATTGAACCTAATTGTAATATTATATTTGCATTAACTGATTTTGACCATAACGAAAATACTATGCTGGTAAAATCTAGAACTAATCCATATATAAAAAATATATTCAACTATTATAAAGTTGGTAAATTATATTTTGAAAGTCAAAAAATAAAAAATACATTTAGAGATAATATGTTACGTTACATGAGCTAATAACATCAATTCACATAAAAATTTAAAATTTCATTTTATCATTTTGTGTTTCTTTTCATATATTCTTATATTTTTCTATATATTATTCTTTTTATTGTTTACTTGTTTTGCTTGGTGAATTGGTGTTATATAGATAAATGACTTGCGCTTTTTGCGAGTCTTTTTTCGTGGTGAGGATAGGTGGCTGGCTGGCTGGCTGGCTGTATCTCAAACATACGTGCTTGAGTTGGTGCTGCGTACTTAAACATACGTGCTGGAGTTGGTATTGCGTACTTAAACATACGTAAACTAGGTTGACACTGGTAGACATGAATTGACGCTCGTAAACTTGAGTTGACATGAATTATAAAATCGATCGACTTTACAAAACTTTACATACGTTATAATGGTTGACGCTTGTTAACATAAAATACGTGCTAAAAGTTGACATTACTTTACACAACTTTACACTTTTTTGGGGTACTTTACACTATTTGACACTTTTTTTCCTTTTTAAAATGGG